GGCATGAGGGGCGACTATGACCCCTACGCAGCAATCAAAGGGCGCTGAACCGCGATGTGCACGGTCAACTCCGACTACTCGTCCGTCGAGCTGGACGCCGATCAGCAGCGTCTGATTAACGAGGCCTTGGCCGCTTCGAGCACCACGCCACCCTCGACAGCCACCCCGAACGGCGATGGCACCGGCACCGACGCCGGGGGCTTCAACACCCTGAAGGACGGCAGGCGGGTGGACGAGACGGGCATGGGTGAGAACACCGAGGGCACCGTCACCGCACCACCAACAGGCACGGCCCCACCAGCGGTCCAGCCTGGCGACAACGCGGGCCAGACCAGCGGCAACACCGGCTTCAACGCGCAGAGCTACCTGGCCGCCTACCCCGGCGTGCTGGAAGAGTTCGCTCGCCACACGTCGAAGTCCGACATGAAGTACCTGGAGAGCCTCGGCGTCTACACGGCGGACGACTTCGCGGCTTACCACTACAACACCGTGGGCAAGGCTGGCGGCTTCAACGGCGCAGGCACCACCGTGGGTAACGCGACGGGGTCGGTGAACCAGGCCAACGACCTGATGACCAACCTCACCAACGGGTTCAACACCGCCATCGACGGCCTGGGCAAGCAGCTCAGCGAGACGCTGACCAACCTCACCAACGCCAACAACGGCATCACCACCGGCCTCACCGAGCAGATCAGCGAGCTGAGCAAGGGCTTCCAGACCCAGCAGCAACAACTGCTCGACGGCATGAACCTGGCCGCAGCCAAGCAGAGCGAGCAGTTCTCGAAGTCGCTGAAGGACCTGAAGGACGCGGGCAACAGCTCGGGCCAGATGGCCAAGAAGCCCAACTACGGTCGCGCACTCCAGCGCAACAAGGAGCTGAACGGCGGGGGCTTCAGCTCGACCAGCTTGACCGGGCCAGGTGGCATCGCAGCCGGTTCGGGCACCCTGGGCCGCACCTCACTCCTGGGGGCCTGATGCGCATGTCGAGTGAACTGATCGAGCTGGAAGCGCTGCGGGTGGCCACGAAGATCAGGCTGAACAAAACCACGGTGGCCTGGCTGCGCGAAGAGGCCGAGGCCTGGCGGGCCTGCGGCACCAAGATGGACATCCGCATGGCCGACGCTTTGGCCGTGCTCCTTGATACGCACGACCGCCTGGAGGCGATCCGACATGCGAAAAGTTGAACCCGCACCGAACATGATGTCGGACCCCTACCGCCGCCAGGACTATGTCTGGAAGCGGTGGGCGGCCCTGAAGACCGAGCGCGCGAGCTGGGACAGCCATGCCCAGGAGCTGGCCCAGTTCCTGCTCCCCCGTGCCTCGCGGTTCACGACCAGCGAGACCAACAAGGGCGGCCCGAAGCACAACAAGATTTACGACAACACCAGCCTGCGCGCGGTGCGCATCCTGGCCGCCGGTATGATGTCGGGCCTCACCTCGCCAGCCCGCCCGTGGTTCCGGCTGAAGCACGCCGACGACGATCTGATGGAGTACGAGCCGGTCAAGGTGTGGTGCAGCCAGGTCACCAGGCTGATCCTCAACGTCTTCGGCAAGTCGAACATCTATCGCACCCTCCACCAGGGCTACACCGAGCTGGGCGTCTTCGGCACGCATGCCAGCCTGGTGCTCCCCGACTTCGACACGGTGATCCACTCCACGTCGCTGACCTGGGGCGAGTACGCCATCGCGACCGATGCCAAGGGCCGGGTCGATACGCTCTACCGCGAGTTCAAGATGACCGCCGGGGCCATGGCCAAGGAGTTCGGCTACGAGAAGTGCTCCCCCTCGGTGCGACGGGCCTGGGATCGCGGCTCCATCGACGAGTGGTTCGACGTGGTCCACGCCATCGAGCCCAACCGGGATCGCGACGAGCGGATGCTGGACAACCGCAACATGCCCTTCAAATCCTGCTACTTCGAGCCGGGCACCCAGCAGAAGGGCGAGTATCTGCGCGAGAGCGGGTTCAAGCGCTTCCGGGGCCTGGCCCCGCGCTGGCAAGTCACCGGCCAGGACATCTATGGCGAGAGCCCCGGCATGGAAGCCCTCGGCGACGTGAAGCAGCTCCAGCACGAGCAGTTCCGCAAGGCGCAGGGCATCGACTACATGACCAAGCCGCCCATCGGCCTGCCGACCGGGATGAAGGGCATGGAGATCGACACGCTACCAGGCGGGGTCAGCTTCTTCGACCAGGCGGGCGGTGGCGTGCAGGGACAGCGTCAGCTCTTCGACGTGAACCTCCAGCTCGACCACCTCCTGGCCGACATCATGGACGTGCGCGGTCGCATCAACAGCTCGTTCCACGCGGACCTGTTCATGATGATCGCGAGCATGGACAGCTCGGGCGACAAGATGACCGCGACCGAGGTGGCCGAGCGGCACGAAGAGAAGCTCCTGATGCTGGGTCCAATCCTGGAGCGCCAGCACAACGAGAACATCGAGCCGCTGATTGACATGACCTTCGAGCAGCTCTGGGATGCCGGGGCTCTGCCGCCCCCGCCGCCCGAGCTGGAGGACCAGCCGCTGGAGACCGAGCTGCTCGGCATCCTGGCCCAGGCCCAGCGTGCGGTGCAGACCGGGGGCATCGACCGCTTCTTCGGTGGCGTGATGACCGCCGCCCAGGTGGACCCGGCGGTGGCCGACAAGGTGGACGGCGACGCAGCCGTGGAGATTTACGGGGACGCCCTCGGCATCGACCCGCGCATCCTGCGCGACGACAAGGCCGTGGCGCAGATCAGGCAACAGCGGGCAGCGGCGCAGGCCGAGGCTGCGCAACAGGCCAAGGCCAAAGACGCCGCCGACACCGCCGCATCGCTGGGCGCGGTGCCGACGCAAGGGGGAACGTCCGACATGGGCGTGGACGCCATCGGAATGTTCAGCGGCTACCAGAACCCACAATCTGAGCGCCTCGGCCTCAACTAGGAGATCACCATGACCAACGAAGTCATCCTGAAGTTCTTCGGCGCACTGACCGGCGGCCACCGGCCCGTCGCCACGGGCGTCGGCCTCACCGATCCGCTTCCTGTCGCGGGCGGCCAAGGCGACAACGTGGCGCTCACCACCGGGGGCGCGAACGGCGTCATGGTAGGCGGCATCATCAACACCACCGTGGGCGGCCCGGCGCTTGGCACCGGCCTGCGCTTCGGGGCGCTGCTCTTGGACGGGGCGCGCAAGCTGCTCATCAAACCACTGGGCCACAACGCCAGCCACATCTTCAACAGGGTCAGCACCAACGGGGTCACGCCCGTTTCGCTGATCGTGGCGGTGGCGTCTCAGAAGGCCGATCTCCAGTCCATCACCATCGCAAACCGCGACACGGTGGCGCACACCGTGGACATTCAGGATGTGACCACCACCGTCCTCACGGTGATCCTCGCCGCAGGCACGACCGAGCACCTCCCGTTCCCGGCGGGTCTGCCCAACGCCATCGTCAACACGGCCTGGAACGTCGTGCTGCGGGCGGCGCACACCACCAACCCGGTCGAGGTCTCGGCGTCCGGCTACCGCACCACGGCCTAATCGCCCCCGGTCGCCGCGCCCCCGGCGGCTGGAGGTGGTGGGCACCGGGGGGTGCCCGTGGAGGGGCTTCGCTGCGTAGCGGAGCCCCTTCGTTTTTGGTGGTGCGCTTACTATCGCGGGCTCGTGGCATCCAAGGACTGCCATGAGCGAATACGACATCAACGACCTGGCCGACGAAGAGGCCCGCGAGACGGGGGCGCAAGCCCTCGAAGCGCAGGAGCTTCGCTGGGAGATCAGTGATCTCGTCTGGCTCATGGGCAGCAAGCGCGGTCGCCGGGTTGTCTGGCGGCTACTCAAGAACGCTGGGGTCTACCGTCTGAGCTACACCCAAGGCGACGCGATGCACACGGCCTTCCTCGAAGGCCAGCGCAACGGTGGTCAGCGCCTAATCGCGCTGATCATGGAAGCCGCCCCCTCGGACTACGCCCTCATGGTCCAGGAGCGAACCAATGTCCGAAGCTAACACCCCCGTCCTCGAAACCGCCGCACCCGCGACGAACCTGGTGGATGGAGGGGCCGCGCCCGCCCCGGCGGCTGCGGTCGAGCAACAGCAGTCCTCAGTACCCGGTCAGGGTGAAGCCGCTGCGGCGGCGGGCCAGGGAGCCGGTACTGAGAGCGCCCCAGCGGGCGCTTCAGCCGAAGTCCAGACGCCGAAGGGCGAGGACGGTGCGGATGCTCCAGGAGCACCCGAGACTTACGCCGACTTCTCACTCCCCGAGGGTATCGAGTTGGCGGGCGACATGCTCACCAACCTGACCAGTTTGGCCAAGGCCCACAACCTCAACCAGGGGCAGGCCCAGGCCCTCGTCGATCTCGGTGTCCAGCAGGCCACCGCCATCGCCGAGCGCTTCACGGCCCAAGTCAAGGCGGACCCGGTCCCCTTGCCTGCGCACTGGGCCGGTGAGTGGTCGAAGCAGACTTCTGCGGACCCTGAGATTGGCGGCGACAAGCTGGCGACGACGATGGCCTTGACCACCCGCGTCTTCAGCACCTTCGCGACGCCCGCCTTCGGTGAGTTCCTGAACAAGACGGGCCTATCGCACCACCCCGAGCTGATCCGCTTCATGCACGCGGTCGGCAAGGCGGTGAGCGAGGACACGCTGGTCGCGCCCTCGGGCGGGTCCAACCGAGTGCCTGTTGGCCGCGATCCGGCCCGCAAGCTCTACCCCAACATGAAATAACGCGCCTCACCCCTGTTTTGGAGACTTAACCCATGGCTACCCTGGCCACCACCGCACTCACCCTCGCCGACTGGGCCGCTCGCCAAGACCCGAACGGCAACATCCCCGAGATCGCCGAGCTGCTCACGCAGACCAACGAAATCCTCATGGATGCCGTGTTCATGGAGGGCAACCTGCCCACCGGGCACCGCGTCGTCGTCCGCACCGGCCTGCCCATCGTCTACTGGCGCGCACTGAACAGCGGTGTGCCCACCAGCAAGTCCACCACCGCCACGGTGGACGAGACCTGCGGCATGCTCGAAGCCTACTCCGAAGTGGACGTGGACCTGGCCATGCTCAACGGCAACACGGCTGACTTCCGCCTGTCGGAAGATGCCGCGTTCCTGGAGGCCATGAACCAGACCCAGGCCTCCACCATGTTCTACGGCAACCCCGGCGTGGACCCGAAGACCTACCTGGGCCTGGCCCCGCGCTTCTCGTCCCTGGCCGCCGCCAACGGAACCAACATCGTCAACGCAGCCGGTGCCGGTTCGGACAACAGCTCGATCTGGCTGGTGTGCTGGGGCCGCAACACGGTCTTCTGCCCCTTCCCCAAGGGATCGACGGCAGGCCTCCAGCACAAGGACCTGGGCGAGGACACCGTGAAGGACGCCTCGGGCAACCAGTTCCAAGCCTTGAGGACGCACTACCAGTGGAAGAACGGCCTGGCCGTGAAGGACTGGCGCTACGTTGTGCGGATCGCCAACATCGACATGAGCAACCTGGTCGGCGAAAGCTCGGCGGCCAACCTGATCAAGCTGATGCTGCGCGCGATCTTCCGCATCCCGAACATGCGCGCAGGCCGGATGGTCTTCTACATGAACCGAAGCGTCGCCCAGATGCTCCCGGTCCAGGGCCTCAACACCTCGTCCAGCGCGGTGAAGGTCCAGGAGGCGATCAGCCAGTTCGGCGAGCCCATCGTCAACATGAGCTTCATGGGCGTGCCCATCCGGCTCTGCGACCAGCTCCTGAACACCGAAGCCACCATCACCTAACACTGAAGGGCGGGCCGGGGATGCAGCACCCCGGCCTACAGCCCAAGCTGCACCCCTTCATTGGACATGCAAAAATGATCACCGACGCCTTCCTGCAACTCGAACCCGCCCAGGTGCTCGTCCGCGCGGCGGCCACCTACGTCTCCACCAACACCATCGACCTGTCCGTCAACCGGGACCTGGGCGCTGGCCTGGACACCAAGATCATCTGGAACATCGAGGTCACCTACACGGGCGGCACTTCGATCCAGTTCCAGCAAATCCTGTCCGCCGCCGCCAACCTGTCCTCGCCCGTGGTCATCGACCAGGGCGTGACGGTCCCGCTGGCGAGCTTGCTGATCGGGGGCCTGGTCGTGCGCCCGATCCCGCAACTGCTCGGCGGTCCTGCCGGTCTGACGGCCCCCCTCGCGGGTGTCGCCGGTATCGGCTCGGTCGGCCTGCGCTACTACGGTTCGCAGTCGGTCGGCCTTGGCACCATGGCCGCCGGTCAGCACTCCACCCGCCTCGTCGTCGATGTCATCGACGTGAAGCACTACCCTGCGGGCTGGACGATCCTCTAGCCTACCTCTCGCTTCCTCCCCGAACTTACCCCCGGCCCAGTGCCGGGGGTCTTTTCCCCCGAAGGCCTGATGGGTAGACCTTCCGGTGAACAGACCCCCCGAAGAGGAACCACAAATGTCACGAGCTGAACGGCCCCGCTGGAGGGTCAACGTCCAGAGCTTCATCGGCCACGCCCTGGTGAACGAGGGCGACGAAGTCTACTACACCCCGCCCGTCGAGGTCCCCGCCACGGCGATCTCCCCCGGCTCGCCTGCCGGTCACGTCTCGGAGAACCTGTCGCCGCTGAACGACGCGGCCCAGGAGATCGTGGACACCCAGAAGCGTGACCACCCCGACAAGGCCATCCACGCGGGCAAGCGGGCCAAGGCCGCCGCGCTCAGCGATGAAGAGCAGATGGAGCAGGAGCAGGATCGCGGCGACGGCCTGGTCCCTGCCCGCGCCCGCAAAGGCGACACCAAAGCGCCCCCCAA